GTCCACCGCTCTTCCGAAGCGTTTTTAACGGTGGGTTTCTTATTCAATTTGCGTTGATAGGCAGCCTTTTTAGCAGCTGCCTTTGGATTTGCCGCATAATACTTAGCGGACTTACTTTTTGCTTGCGCCATTGTTAAAATAAACGTACTGTTCAAGGCGCTCAAGGCGTTGATCGGCCTCACCTGCTCGGTGAACAAGCACATCAACGGACTTAGCAATGTTGTGGAGGGTAAGGAGGTGCCATCCAAACAGGCCAAGAGCTGCGGTGGCTATGATATTTCGGATTAACTCCTGTGTATCATCATCTGATGGCCCGTTCGACATCCTCCATCTCCAATTCTAGTGATTCAAAGAGGGCGGCAAGCGGAGAACCAGACACCGGAAGACCGGTAATGTTGTTCTTTGAAAGCCAATCGGCTGCTGCCTTCAAATCTTGAGTTGTAGCGACACCACTTTTAATGCGGTCAATCAATTCGTTTGTTACAAGGCCGTGAAGCTCGTTAAATTGATCTTCGGTTGCTCTTGACATGGCTGTTCGGTGGTTAGTGTCCTTGCCCACGCAAGGGTTTCTTTCCCCGACGACGTGGCCTTGAATGTTGGCCGTATCCAATTCGGGTGGTTTTTGGGGGTCCCGCCTTGTGTTCAATGCGAGACGTACCTACTTTACTGCGAACAGCCATTACGGCTCCTCAGGCCACGTTACGTTCCAGGGGAATCCGTCTTGTCCAGTCACATCACGCAGTTCCTGGCGGTAGACGGCCCACACAGCAGCATCCACGGGGGCGTCAGGCAGCTGGGTCCAGTCGCAATCACTAAGTCGCTGGTTGCGGTCGGTGCGGACGGCCCTGGCCCGGTCGGCATCCATCAGTACCTTCACTTCGTCATCGTATTCAGCAACGACGTACTTGGTGAACCACTGACCATCCACCTCTTCCACGCCATCACGGGCGACGTACTCATACGGAGGGGTTGTATCAGGACGCGGCCCCTCGAGCACCGGGTCGTAGCCGAAGCTGTCGATGATCTCGGCAGTCAGCTGTTGGGGGAAGCTGGTGTTGCGGTTGTCATTGCGGAACTGCGATTCGGTGATCACAGCTCCTGTTTCTCGGTTGCGGAGTTCCATAGGTTTAAGCGATTGCGAGGAAGATGAAGCTGCCACCGTTTGCGTTAATAGCGGCAGGGGCAGTAGAGCTGATTTGGAAGCCAGAGGAAAGAGGGTCGATGTAGTCGGTGCTGGTGACTTCGGCGGCGGTTGAGTTCATCAGCAGATATGGATCATTACCGGAAACGATGCCGCGTGCGGTGTCCCAGGCATACCAATCACCGGTGCTGTCTGTGCGTTTGATCAGGACGAAGCGTGCGCCCGCCGTGAATCCGCAGTCAACGTTGAGCGTAGTACCGGTGCCGGTATAGCTGCCCACCTTGCTGACGCCGGCAAGGGTGGCGAAGAGGTAGGCGATGTAGGTTTCGTTTGGATCGTTAATGCCAGCGAAAGCCGTAAAAGAACTACTTGTTGGCGTAGTCCATGTTCCACTGCCAGCCACGCCCGCCGTTGAGTTTAATGCCAAATAAGTTGAACCAGTCGGGGCTGAATAAACAAACCATGTTCCATTCGCATTCCTAACCTTGACAATGATCAATTCTGGAATGACTTGCAAGTTATGAGTTTTGGAAGCGGCCCCACTTGTCCCCGTATAAGCCACAACATCAAAGAAGCCGGGGGCGCGTGCCAGTAAGTAAACAATGGGGTTAGTAATATCATTTTGCAGAAATGATCCGCTTCTGTCAAAATAAGTGGCTGAATACGGTGTCGCAGCCTCCGCTACAGTGGATGAGCTGTCTAAACCACGCGTACTACCTGTAAGCCGTGAAATAAACCACCATTGAGCAGCGGCATTTTTCCGCTTCATAAAATCTAAATCAACTGCTGGAAAGCCTGTTGTTATGCTTGTATTTGCTGCCGCAGTGCTAAGTGCAAACACCTTCGTCGCATCCGTAGGCGTCTTCATCGGCCCACGGCGAATGGCGATGTAGATGTAGGTATTATTCACAGCATTTGTCGCTGCAGATGTACTTGTTAATTGAAAGCCTGTCGCGGTAACACTTAGCCAATTCGATGAAAAGTCTGATTCGGGATTTGATAGATTTGCGGCAAGAGGGGATTCTGCGCCTCCTACGCTTATGCCGCGCATACTGTCAAACAGTAGCCATGATTCAGTTCCACCAGAAGCGCGTTTAATCATCAACCACTGCGGCTCCCACCCCAAATCAACAACGGGACCTGTCGCGCTGCCGTTTCCCGTATAGCTTCCACAACTCACCACACTCTGATTACCATCGCTTCCAAACCCACCCGCGTCGTGCGCGAACAGGTAGGCGACGTAGGTGCCGCCGTTGGCATTGACTGTGGCATCAGTGCCAAGGCTAAAAACAGTGCTGGTGGGTGTGGTGCTGTTCCAGCGTGTTGTGCCGGTGGCTTTGGCTGCTGTGGTGTTTAGGACAAGGTATTCGGTGTTCGCCAGGCTGCGGTGGTAGACCTGCCAGTCGCCAGTCGTATCGGTGCGCTTGACAATAATTGTGCCGGGAACGCTGCCTAGGTTGTGGTTGATGGTACGGTTGCTGCCGTTTCCCGTATACGTCACCACATCAAAGAACTTCTCCGCCTTGCGGAAGGTCCAGGAGGCGATGTTATTGGTGGATGCGTTAACACTTCCGTTACCACCAACGCTAAAACCATCGCTGTTAAATGCACTTATAGTTGCTGTGTTTGTGGCTTCTGCGTCAGTGCTATTTGACTTAATAAACTTGCCGGCGCCACGGTTTGTATCTGCGAGTACATGATAATCTGCAGCGCTTCTGTTTTTAACCCAAACCAACCCCCCTTCACCCGCAAGATCAATCCCATTTGTGATCGTCTGTGTACTGCCATTGCCGCTATAAAGCCAAGTGCTGAATACGTCCTCAACATAGACCTTGGGTGCGGCGCTAACGCTTGCGCCCAGTGCTTTCTTGCTCAGCATCAGGCATCTCCAACGCGGGCGCCGTACACCTGGGTGCCGACTTTCCAGAGGGTGATCACGGTGTAGCCCGTGGTGTTGAGCGTAGGTGCCACGCCAGCGTTGGTCTTCCACACCACGCCAGAGCCGCCCCAGGTCGCATCGGTCCAGGTCAGCGTGTAAGCGGTGCCATCGTCCACCATCAACGTCACAGCTTCACCAGCGGCAAAGTTGGTGGCTTTTGGTGTGCGACTGGCGCCCAGGGTGATCAGTTGGATGCTGCCGTTGCCGGGGTCGATCTCAAACGCCGCGCCATCGGTGATGGTGAACACGTCCTCCTTGATCGCGCCGATGATCGCTGGGTCGGTGAGGGTCTGAACCGCCGTGAATGTCTGCACCACGTCCAGCTTGGCGGTGTCGGCGTCGTATGCTTGAACATCAGTATTGATTACCAGTCCAAGTGTAGACCTCTGTGCTGAAGCATCAGCATCATCCAGCAGAGCACGACCAGCAGCCGTACAAGTAATCTCTTCAACATCACCAGATCCAGCAGAGCTACGTCCAAGGATCCTATCGGTGGCGGTAACGTTCTGAATCTTAGCGTAGGTGACGCTGTCGTTGTCAATTGTCCAGACAGTACCATCTCCAGAAACGGTAATGTCCCCAAGATCACCATCAGTAATACCGCCCCCATCGTCGGGCACATAGATCGGGTAGTCTTGGTTCAGTTCAACAACCTTTTTAACCCAACCAATGCTGGTAAAAACCCATTCGGTTCCATTGGTGTCTGTAAAGGTATCTCCAATGCTAGGAGTGCTTGGAAATGTAGGATAAGGTCCAGCCATGTTTAAGAATTCTCCTCAATAAGTCGAATAAGTTTGCTTGGGTAAGATGGATCGGTCGCATAACCTTCGCTTTGAAGAAGCTGACAACACTCTTTCCACGAGGCTGCTCGGTTAACGCCTTTGTATCCTTTATAATCTTTGTACCACATCGTAATGAGGTGGTCAATACAGGACACAGGGGTATCGTAGTCCTTAAATGTGGCAGAAACCGTAACCCACCGACCATTGAGAAACTCTTTTGTTTCCTGAATGGTTCCTGGAGTACCTTTAATGCCGAAGAAGTTATTCTTTCCTGAGGTATGTTTACCCCAGCTGCTTTCAAGCGCCCACTGAGCAGCAACGACTTGAGGGTATTTTGCACCACATTTTTCCTT